GCATTGATCCCGCGCCAGTGTCAAAATAGTGGAAATTTGCGTTTTTCATTCACGCCCATAAACCAGTGCTTGCTTAATCGCTTTTGCTTATCAATCATATCTTCTTCCCCCCAAACAAATCAGGTCTTATCGCTTGCAGGTGGTCGAGGCAGGCGTTCCAGCCACCGTGCTGATTGTTTAAATACGTGTTGTCTATTGGCGAATAAGCGTTTCTCCGCAACCCCGCCAAATCCAATGGTGGGCGCGTCAGGGCTTGGCGGATAGATTGCAGGTCTTTACAGACGCCGACAAACACTTCGCCTTCTATTGCGACCTCGTTATCAATGAGCCGTGCAACACGTCCCAACGCCTCCACCGCCCCCTGATCGGGGGACTGGATGGGGGTGCGGGCGCGTATAGCCTTGGCTAGTTCTGCAATATTGATGTGGAGCGCGTCACCTACAAAACGCCCTGCGCATCCATCCAAAAATGTTTCAATAGTTTCCATGTCCGCGCACATCTGCTTGATGTTCTTCAACGGCATATCTGGGGCTTTATCTTCGGGGGGTGTCATTTCATCACCTGTAATTTCGTAATAAACCATTGGTCGCTCCACGATAATTCTGGATAGCCTTCTGACTTGCGAAACGCTATGGCATCGCGCTTTTTGTCAAAGACCTTGTTGCCCATGACGTATGCAATCCCGCCTTTTCCAACGGTAACGCACCATGCAATCGGTTTCTTAGGTTTCTTCTTCATCACTCATTCCTTTTCCGCTCGGCGGGGTTGGGGTTACGTTTTATCGGCACGCAAGTTTTTACCCATATGCTGGGTGTGGATATTTGCGCTGCACGGATACATTCAGAAACCACGGCGTCATAGTCTTCATCATCGTCTGTCTTGTAGTCCCGTCCTGCTCTGGCTTTTGCTGTATTCGCAAGGCAGGAATTTAGAACACGCTCATATCTTGCGGGGTCGCCTTGAACCCAATCGGTAGAGCAAGTTTCTGTTTCTGGCGGTTCGTTACATGCTGATAAAAACAGCACCAGTATAATTAAATATTTTCTCATCTCATTCGCTCCCGTCCGTGTAGTCGATCCATTCTTTGATCCACCAATACGTTTCAATATCATTCTTCATCCCCGCGTTCCTTTCGTGGCGGCTTCTGTTACGTAGTCATGGCTCATTCCCTTGTAACATTTAATGGCATCATCAATGGTTTTGTCTTTTAAGGCGGCGTAAAAATCACCATTCCAAGAGCGTTCGCATTTGTGCTCAATTTCTACTTCTCCGCTTTCGCCCTTTAATCTGACTTTCAAATACATCACTCTTTCTCCTTTAAAATCGCGTCTATCTTGGCGAGGGCTTCTTGCGCGGCTTCCTCGTATTCAGTAACGGCATCCAAAATATCGGGGTTAAGTTCTTCTAACTCATTTGTGAATTGGCGAACGTTCGACATTTCTTGAAGAAACTTCAAACGTTTCCGCACACTCTCCAAATCCTCGCGGGTGATGGTTATCACAGAGGAATATCCACTTCTTCTTCTTCTTCAACAGCCGGTGCAGACTTCTCACCGCCTTTGGAATCGAGCATAACAATTTCTCCGCGATACGGGCGCAAAACGATCTCCGTGGTGTAGACTTTGTGTCCGTCTTTCTCGTAGTCGCGGGTTTCAATCTGGCCTTCGATGTAGACCTTGCTGCCCTTCTTGAGATAGTTTTCACAGACATTGATCAGGCCCTGGTTGAATACACAAACGCGGTGCCATTGTGTGCGTTCCTTCTTCTCGCCGCTGGATTTATCTTTCCACGACTCACTTGTAGCCACAGAGAAGTTGGCGACCTTATCTCCTGACGTCATTGTCTTTATTTCAGGATCGCTCCCGATATTTCCTATAATTACTGCTTTGTTTACCGATCCGGCCATGTTTTATCTCCTTATTGCGGGGTTTATGATATAGACGCCCATCGCCCAACCATCCCCGAAAACGTAATACATTTCTTGTTCCATGTCTATCCTAAATCGGTAGAGGTAACAGCATACACATTATACACATCGTACTCTTACACACCCGCGCAGGTGTCAGAGGCTCTTAAGCCACTTCACCCACCCGTATAGCTTGTTCATGGTAGATTGCGCATGGTTCTCGGCTTTCCAGTCCCAGTCAGACCATGAGTCCTTGTACTGGCGATTCGTGCACTCCTCGCGGTATACCTCAATCTCAGCCTCAAGCCAGTCTATAAGCTCTTCCTTATTTGCCAAACAACACCTTCCGCATATAATCACTGAGAACACGGTAGCCATTTGCCTTCGCCGCCGCCTGTATCAATTTCTTTTCTTCCTTGGTGACGCGGAACATAACCGCGCCGGATCGTACTTGTTTTTTCTTCATGGCAACCTACATCGGCAAATCGGCTTCGGGGATATCTTCTTCGGGGGGAGGTAACTCGTCCTGCGCCTTGGCAATCTTCACCCAGTCGCCGTGATAAGGCTTAATCTTGTTCTTCTGTTCCGGGTTAAGTGTATCCTTCCATGTCGTGTAGCCTTCGACTCCGCGCTTGCTGGCGATGTCACCGGCGGCTTTGAGTGTTGCAACCTCGGGGTCTTCTTTCGGCGTGGCGAGAGGCTCAACGGTGAAGGGTTTTTTGTTGGCCTTACTTGCCGTCAACGCCAAGGTTTGCTTGCCGTTGATGTGGCTCATGTGACTGATACGGATGCCGCCGACTTCGAGACCGCCGAATTTTATCTTGGGGTCGCGGTAAAGTGTGAGGGAGCGGCCAACGAATTTATTGCCATCCCGGCCCCAGCAACGCTCCAACACGCGAAGCATTGATTTGCCTGGTCGGTATGGTTTTCCATTGTCGCCCTCAAAGTTAATATTGATGGGTTGTTCTGTATCTTCCCGCCCCGTGACGGACGTAATCTTAATCGTCAGGGTTTTGTCAATGAGATCGTCCGCCGTAAGCTGGTCTACTTTGGCAACGGTGAATGGTGATATGTCTACCATGTTATTCTTCTTCCTTTGTTATGATAATTCCTTCTTCTTTACGACGCTCTGTGGGCACCGTGCGGAACACAGAAGACTTGATCCGCTTATCGTACAATTTTATGTTGGCCTTAATCTTCTCCTCAAATTCTTCCGCCGCCTGCAATATGGCAGCTTGTATTTCAGCATCGGGATAGACGCGCAAGGTTAGCATGGGCATCCCTGCGCTGTAACTGATGTAATCACACCATTGGCGTTCGGATACCAGCAGTCCAGTCTGCACTTGGATAACATGCTCTGTTGGAACATCGCCCTCAATGATGGTTTGCATTTGGTATTTCTGACGGCGGGATTTGCATTCAATCACACCGTCCTTACCAACCATACCGTCTGGGGAATAGCCAAGCGTGAATCCCCATTTGTCGTTGGTGATAAAGCCGACATCATCCACCTCGCCGTAATTGGCTTCATAAATGATGCGGGCTTCCACCTCGTCTTCATGCCCGCGGATCATATCGTCGCCGATATAGTGCGGCTCTACATATTGCGTGATCCGTTGTGCCGTCAGTTCGTATAGGTGTGCCTTGACCTTATCGTTCTTCGCAACGGCCAGTGTGGGTGTGATGATCAGTTTCATCTCGCTGGCAGTTAGAAGGCCGCAGCGTGCTTGTAGCCAATCGTCACTACCTTGTAGTAGGTCTTCGTAGATTTTCACCCGCCCATCCTCTCAATCGCTCTCTTAATCCCCTCGACGTTATGCACGGCGATGGCATAATGCTGCTTGGCAGTAAGCAACTCATCTTCTTTTTGCCGCACGATTTCGGCGCGCGTCTCCATCTGCGTTTCCCATACGGCAAGGTTGGCTGTGAGGGATGCAAGCGTTTCGGGGGTCATTCAGACTTCTCCACCTTGCCGGTGATAGATGCCGTCTGGTCGTATGAGCCAATAAGCATGTTTCCGTATTGGTCTTTTTGTCCGTAGTTTGGATTAGGCACATTGAGGTTGAGGTTGTACCCCATGCGGTTGCTGCCGAAGACACTTTGCGTTATGTTGCGCAGTTCAAGAACACGCTCTTCTGCATGTTTTTCACGCAAAGCAAGAAGTTGTTCTTTGACGCCAACCTGAAACTCACGTCCGGAAACCTTGCCTTCGCGGTCGTAAAGCTCTGCCTCGTTGATTTTAAGGGATTCGAGCTTTTTGTTTTTAGCTTCCAGCGTATCAATGCTGTCTCTGCATATCTTAAGGTCTCTGGCATCGCGGTCAGCCTGCACCAGGCGTTCCTGCAATTGCTTTCCCACCATCGTCGGCAGGTGCTTGTCAATCTCGGCTTTGAGTGCTGCGTCTATGTCTGACATTATTCAATCCTCCATACACGAATTTCTTTGCCGAAAGTTTTGCTGGTAAACTTGGCGTTCTTGCGTTTGCCCCAGTGTGCGGCAGATCCAGTAACTTTTCCGCGCTCATTGACGGGAGCCTTGAATGAGTCACCTACCTGCATTTGTTCAAACGGGTAAGTCTGTTTGGTTTCGCATCCGACCGGTATGCCTTTTTCGATTTTATACATTGACGATCCTTTCCACTTTAAGTTTAGGTTTCCAATTGCTCTGCGTTATCGCCACATCCCTGCCGTCCCAGAGCGTGACAGCATGCGGTTTTTGTATGTCTCGTACCCATCCATGTCTGCGGCAGTGATACGCATTGTCACTCTTGCGCTTGGTCAGTTTGTTGCAGCACTTGGGGCAGGTGGGCATACATATCTCCAAATTAGAAAGAACTTTCGGGGGACGGCACTACGCCCTCAAACCACACGTTATTTCCCCCGTCGGTCCTTCTTTTACTGAGCTTGCGAAGTAATTACCGGCGAGCGAATGCGAGACGGTAATCCCTCTTTGGCGGCTCTGTGTGGTCAAGGGCACCAGTTTCACCGCCAAGCCCTAACTATATGCCTGTGTCGGGCGGTACGGGAACTGGCTTATGCTCCAGTGCTGTCACGTCCGTCAAATTGCTGATCGCCAGCTTGGACAGATCAATGTCAGCTTCGGTCGAACCGAGAAGTTTTTTGCGCAATTCGTTTTTCTGGTGTTTCTTTTCGGATTGTTTCAATTTTTCAATCCATACTTGTTCAAGTGTTTTGATCTTGTCTGCCGCTGTGGCGTCGACTCTAGCAATAATCCAGTCAACGACTTCGGGGTCTTCAAAATCCACATCAACGCCAACCTCGTCCACTTTAACGACAGTCATGTAGTGGCGTGAGGATGTGGGGACAACGACAAAATCTCCAGACTTGATGGATTTGTCAAGAGTTTTGAAAATTGTACGAGGGCCTTTCGCGCCTTTTTCGGGATCGGGTGTATACAACGTGGAAACCGCGATGATGTCCTCATTGATAAGCATAACTGATGTCGAATAATTCATTCCTTGTTTCCTTTTCGGTTTGTCGAAGTTTGGTATATATCCATATCCAACGCATGTATCACAAGGATACGTGCCGTCAAAATTAGTATAGTGACGCTCTCCGTGACATTCCGTACATACTACTATCTCGAAGTCGTCTTCCATTTACGGGACACTACAGCAACGTAATACGAAACGCAATACGTTTTTTTATTCCAGCCCTAATATTTTTTTCGCGTCTTCGGTAGAGCGCGCAACCCCAGCTTTTCCGCCAGCATTATTGATTGCTGATATGAACATCTCCTGTTCTTTCGACGCTCGGCCTGTCTTGGTTTTGGTTTCAAGGGCGACAAACTGTGCGATAAATTGTCCGACATCTTCAGGTGCGATTCTTTTGATGACGATTCCTATGAGGTCACTGCCGCCATCTCCGCCGACTCCGCAGTCTGCATAGGCGTCCGTCATTACATTGCCGCGACATATCCGGCCTTTGTATCTTTGATTGCGGAACAGCCTTACACCGAGCGGTGCAAGGTCCAGCATGATCTGACGCCAGATATTAGTTTCCTTTTGCGGCAAGCTCTATCCCCCTCTTCGTCACGAGGCATAATATATCCCCGCGCACCACGAGTTTAACATCATCCTTGCTCAAGCCAAAGTCCTTTACATACTGACGCGCGGCTTCCTGCATTTCCGTATCATCGGGAGCGGCGAAGAGGACTGTGTTAGGTTTTACGTGCATCAGAGCCCCTAAATATAACCACCATGTTTGGGAATGGTGCATTGTCCTTTACCCCCCCAAATTTTAATCTTCCCTTAACGAATCTGATCTCGCCCTTCACGCAATAATTATGGAACCAGCGAGTGTCTGTGCGGGCAGGAAGAAGGCACACGACTGTTGCGCCCGTTAAACTGCTTTCATAGGCTTTTTGAACCCAGTGTTGGATTTGGCGACCATATGGCGGGTTCATCCAGCAAACACCGTGCCATTCTTGCGCGAGGCCATCTATTTCCTCGGTAAAGAAAACAGGGCATTTTGCGTTTTCAGGTGTGGCGCATACATCGGTTTGAAAGCCAAACTCGGCGTTCAATTCATCAAAGAATTTTTGCGGCGTTTCCCAAAATATTGTTTTGCTTGAATAGTGAACGTCCATTATTTACTTCCCCTTTTCTTCTTCCTTGCCGCCATAACGATTCGCGCCCATTTAACAGCCTTGCCTGGTTGCATCCCGCGCGAGATACCGACCTTGGCCAGATCCTCCACGCTATCTGCCATCCCCTGTTGCATCTTCATTTTCTTGCTGAAGGCTTCCTCAGTCATTTCTACCAGCTCGCCGTCGACATGATCAACGGTGCGGTATTGGATCGGAAATTCATACTTGCACGATGGGCACACGGGCGCAGTCTTAAATGCCCAGTGGCATTTGGGGCATTGACGTACGGCGATAAGGGGTTCCGCTGCCTTTTCCCGTTTCTTCTTCTCGCGGCCGTGCAAGGTCCAGTCTCGCTCGGCATTTGGAGGTCCGTGCCTGTCGCTGTTGCCAGCGTGGTCAATGATAACGTGCGTGGTGCCGTCCGGTCGCAAACCCCTGCCGACCTTTTGTAAGTAAAGCACGACGCTTTGGGTGGGCGAGAGGTCAATGATGCACTCCACCACAACATCTTCACCGACCTGCGCGGCGAGGTCAAAGCCTGTGCTAATGAGCGCACAATTACATAATATTTTAATATCGCCGCGTGCAAAGGCTTTGAAGATACGCTCTTGCTCGGCAGGCGGTGTGGTGCCGTCAACATGGGCGGCTGGAATACCGGCCTCTGTAAATTCGGCGGCCACGTTTTTTGAGTGTTGGACGGACACGCAATAAGCTATAGCGCGCTTGCCGTCCGCGTGCGCACGGTAATGGCGGATGGCATTGCCGATCAGTACAACATCACCTTCAAACCTTGCCGCCAATTGGTCAGCCGCGTAATCACCGTTGCGGGTTTCTATACCAGACAGATCAGGAACATCAGGCGCAAATATTTTATATGGTGATAAGTAACCATTCTCGATCAGCCACTTCATCGACGGGCCTTTGACCATCGCCGAGAAGTGCATGCCTAAACCTTTGCCGTCGAGCCTTTCAGGGGTAGCTGTCAAGGCGCATATCCACGCGCCCTTTGCTTTATAGTATTCAATGATCTTTGACCATGAAGGGGAGCAGCATAAATGTGCCTCGTCCAAAAAAATTATCTTTGGAATAGGGGAGGTTTCAAGGCGATTGCGCAACGTATCAATAGAACACAAGAATGTTTTTGCGTACGGATTTGTATGATGGCCAGCCGCGATAAATGAGTGGTCAATACCAATCTCTTTGAACGTCTCTGATGTCTGACGTATCAAGTTTTTTCTGTGGCAGCAGAAGAACACAACACTGCCTTTGTTCTGCGCACTTTGTATCATGCTCGCAGCGGTTTTAGTTTTACCCGCGCCCGTACTTAATTGGAACAACACCGCCTTATGCTTTGTCATCTCGCGGCGTATGTCGGTGATGGCTTGGGTCTGGTAGGGACGGAGCGTTATCATAGGTCAATCTCCCGCTCCTCTTCCACCAGATCAGCCTCGAACTGCACGGGTGAATGCAGAGGCGGTTGCCAACCCCATGTCGGACGGCCGGAGACAGATTTTTGCACGCGCTCGAAGCCTTCGACTTTTAGTATCTTGGCGATGGCGAACGACTCGGCTTGTGACTTGCCCTTGATGGGAATTTCCAGAGACTTCATGATATCGCGCACCTCGAAGAACGCACGGCCTTTTGCGGCGCGCAGAACATCGTGCGTCATTTCATCCACCACGCGGCGGGAGTCTGCGGCGACTTCAGCTTTCTTATACAGGTCGTCGGACAGGATGATGGACTCGCCAGCTTTGTATCTCGCAACCGCCTCCGCCCATATCTGCGCACGGGCTCTACGCAACCCTTCAAGGTCAATGCGCTGGCCAGTGGTCACAACCCAGTAACGGCGCAAACCTGTGGGGTCTGTGAACACGCCGGCGATCGGGTTATAGGTGCCGCCCAGAACGAATTGGCGCGGCCAGTCTTTAACCTTCCTGCCGTATGGTTCGCGGTAAACGTCTTCCGTGGTCGTGATAAACGCCTTCAAACTCTCGTTGTCTTTCTTGCCAAAGCCCGCCATCTCCTGAATTTCCACGATCAGACGCCCCGATACCTTCATCAACTCGTCGGGATCTTCGCAGTTGTTGATCTTCAATGTATCAAGGAAGTAACTGCGCTGGTCCTTGCCTTCGCCGAACGTGGCCATGATTTTAAACGTGGTCGACTTACCCGCTGATTGAGGCCCCTCTAATATAAGCATGTGGTCGAACTTACAGCCCGGCTCGTACACGCGCTTGACGGCGGCGATCACCCATGTACGGCCAACCGCGCGGACATAATCCACATCATCTTTCTCGCATCCGACATAATCTATCAGCCAGTTGTCAAGGCGCGGCGTCCCATCCCATTCAAGGGAGTTGAAGTAATCCCGCGCGGGGTGCATTTTGTTGCGCAACGCCGCATCCTGCACTGCCGCCGCTGTCTTGGGCATGGAGCCCTTAAGATGGTAGCCGAGCCCCTGTATCCAGTAATCGCACTCACGCTCGTCGGCCTCGTCCAGCGGGTGTACTTGGAAGGTGGACTCTCCCCCTTCCGCCACAACCCATGGCGGGCATTTGACGACCATCGTGCAGCAGTGGAACTCATCCCATGCGAACACACCTTCCAGCGCGGGATGGTTCTTGACGATGGTGGTATAGTTAAGGCTGTTCTCTTCCAGTTTGCGATCACGGCCGTCCTTGTCCATGCTCTTGACCAGCAGCGTGTCGTACCAGCTTCCGTCCTGTGTCGGGCGTTTCTTGGGCACCTTGACGACTGGCAGCGGCACCGAGAGGATTCGTTCCTTGACCGCATCGAGGCCCTTCATTTTAAAGAGGTCGTTGAAGTCTGAAAATTTATCGGGGTTGTCAAGAGGGATGTCGGGCAGGATAACGGGGGAGCCACCTATCTTTGCCGCCGCTTGCAGGGCTTTTTCTTTCCCTGTGTTGAACAGCCGCCCTTCGATACGCCAGTTTACCCACTCAGGCGCGTCACCAGGATAATCATGGCGGCTAATGCCATCGGGCTTTTTTCCCGGCGCGAAGGACCAGTTATCGGCGTCGGCGCACAGTATTATTTGCGCGTTGGGGAATTTGCCACGGAAATATTGCGAGACGGATAGCAGGTTGCCAGCGTCAAAGCATACAACCGTGGGCAGTCCCGTGGCTTCTCTTATGGTGGCGCATGTTGCGTACCCTTCCGCAATAAGGATGCGGCTCTTGTCCTCGTCGGTCGTCGTCAGCGGGTAATAACACCCGATCTTGCGCCCACCCTCCAGATACAGCTTGGTGCCATCGGGAAAGATACGCTGGTATGCCCACATCTTGCCGTCCGCATACATCGGCACAAGCAGATTACCCTCTTCGTCAACGCGCGCGCCATGCACGCCGATGCCTTTTTTCTTCAAATACGGGTGATCGGCAGAGGCAATGACGGATTTGTCCCATACCAGCTTGGCGGACCTTGCCACGGCCTGTTGTTCCAGTAGCCGCTCTTTCTCCGCCGCTTCCTTCTCCGCCTCGACTTTCGCAGCCCATGCCGCTTTTTCTTCGGCAGTAAATTTACGGTTGCTCTTGGTGTGCCATGTGTGGACTTCCTGTTCTCTATGGCTCATTACCCAGCCCACAGCAAAGTCACCGTCAATCTTCAGCTTGTAAGCGCCGACCTTGCTGCCTTTGCGATCACCCTCGATATCAAATCGCGTGATGCGATCAGTAGCCTTGATGTCGGACGCACTCGCAGGGCCTATCCCGCATTCCCGCATGAAGTCTGTAAATTGTGCGATGGGGTCGGTCACGTTCGCCCCACAAACTGCGTCACCCCTACGCTGGGCATAAAGCAATACCACGCATTATTTTCCATACCGCCTTTGCCATTGCCCAGCCACGATACGCGACCGACACTGACAATCTTATGGCAATATTTAAGGTAAGGTATTGCTTCTTTAATATGACAATAATCCGCATCCAGAAGCACCCACGTCACCGGAGCCCATGTCAGGAACCGATCCAACATGGCGTGCAGGACTTGCCGCTCCCATGGTGTATTTGTGATAATCGCATCGCAGTCTGGCACACCCTCGTCGACGCCCATCAGGATATCGCGGGTGATAATGCCCTCGGATTGCGGCTCCAGATCACAGGCATAGACGCATTGGTGCCCGTGACGCTCAAGGTGCCTGATCAGCCTGCCATCCCCAGCGCAGGGCTCTACAAAGCGTAAACCCGTGCCAAGGTGGGCCAGGAGCGGCGTGACAGCCTCGTACGGCGTCGGCCAATACTGCCGCTCCCTACGCTCATGTCCCCCTGACCGCTTACCCATGCTTGCCCCTCACAAAAAAAGAAATCCCCTTGATGTTACGGTCGAAAGAGGCATCCAACGACCGCAACACAAAGGGGATTTTCCTGCCTCTTGCCTCCATGCTGTCCTATTTTAAGGCGCGTTGCAAGGAAGAAGAGAATTTATTTTTTACTTCTTGCGGAACGTAAAGACATTGTCCCCGTTTTGTGCGGCCGCTTTTCTGTAATAGCGCGAGTCTACCTTGGTGAACACAAAGCGGTCTTTACCCACGGCCACGCACAGCATAACATCTTCACCGGACGGACCAATTTTGTCGCCCGTTAATATTTCCGTGACGATGGCCGCTTGGTTCTGTCCAGGCACCTTGTAATAAGCGCGGCCATAATCGTTGCGCTCAACAAAGTCATTGACTTCGAGTGTCGGTCTTTCGGTGGTCAGGAATGCTTTCAAAGCGGTTCCTGCCTCATGCGGCGATGCGAAATTGTCTTTCTCGCTTTCTTGCATGGCACGCATCAGCAATTGCAGTCCCATCAAATCTTCAAACATTTTCTTCTCCTCCGTCTTGGGTTTCAGTGAATGGTCCGATGCGGCAAAAAGCATTCCCGCAGCAGCAAATGGCGTTTGATTTCTTTTTCTTCTTTTTGGGTTTCCCGTCTTTTTTGTCTTTCTCGTCCTCTTCCTGCTCCATCTCTTGGTGTGCGGCTTGCAAGGTGTCTTGCAGACTGGACAAGATAGACTTGGTTTCAGGAATTTTGAAGAGTTCGGTGTTGTCGTCACCGTCCTCCCCGTAAGTTTTAAAGGTTTGGTTGCTCATATCCCGGCCCCTCCTATGCGGCCATTTCGAGATCGTGTTTGATCAGTCGGTTGTTTTGTTGCATGCGGTAGATGGCAGACAGGCAGTCTTCAGCAGACAAGCCCGACATTTTACCATCACCCGCCGAGTCACGGTGGATGGCAGACGATACGGCAAGGTCAATAATACCTGCCAGCATCGCGCCGTTCACCACATCACGCAACAATTTATCGCCGCCGACATAGAGCGAGTCGGAATAGATGGCTGATGCCATGTCTTCGGCCAGTAAATCCACAGTCCAGTGTTCTTGCAAGGGTACGCCGGCAAGATTCATTTTCAGAATTTTGATGGCGTTCTCCAGATTAGGGCGCGTAACCGCAATCTTACGGTCAATACGTCCGTCGCGCACAATCGCAGGATCAAGCACATCGGGTCGGTTGGTGGCTAGAATGACAATCGCACTGTTTGCCTCCAACCCATCCATCTCGGTCAAGAATGCTGGCACGATGGTATTGCCAAGCCCGATGTTCGATGTTCCGCGCGTGGCAAGAATGGAGTCCGCCTCGTCGATAAAGATAACGGCGGGATAGCCGTGCTCCTCGTGGTGACGTTGCGCATCGTAAAACAGATCGCGGATGGTTTCTTCCGTGGCGCCGACATACATATTAAGTATCTCTGGCCCCTTCACATACAAAAACCCTGTGCGTACGCTCTCTTGTCCGTAGATGGTGGAGAGCGTAGTAGCCGCAGCCTTACCCAGCATAGTTTTGCCGCATCCAGGCGGACCCGTCAGCAACACGCCTTTGATGGGCCGCTTGTTGTAGGATTTAAACAGGTCGCCAAACTTGTGCGGCATCTCGATGGCTTCGATCATGTCGCGTTTGGCCTCTTCCAGACCACCGATGTCATCCCACGTAACATGCGGAGGATTAGCGGGTGAGAAGCGTGACACTTCCAACGGTGGCCTACCCAAATGCTCAACAATCTGGAAGGTTTTGGGATGTAACAACACTTCATCGCCTTCTTCCATCTTCGGCACGGACTTAATGCGCATGTCAATCTCGCCTTTTTTAACGAAGCAATGTTTCTTGTCTTTGGTCATGCGGTCAACACGATAAAGAATCAGCGCGTCTTCTGAGATACGGTCAAGCGTTTCCTTTTGAGAGTTGATGGTATTCATAGCCTCCACCAGCTTGCTTGCCAGTTCTGCGGTGGATTGCTTGCGCGGTTTGTCAGGCACGCCCCAGTCCACCGTGTAGGTAGTGGGAGGTCTCTGTAGTGCTTTCTGTTCCATCCTTGACATCATCTTTTGTCTGTAAATTTCTTCTTTCATAGAACCCCCTATACGATCCTCTAATTCCCTTATTTCCATGATGATGTCGCGTTCCTCAGAGGGGCCGCCCGCTTCTCTTAAGCGCATGCCGAGATATTCCATGCGCTCCCGTACCCAATTCTCATTCATATCTTCACCGTTCCCTTCCTTTGTTCGTAAACGTATTACATTCTGTCCCGCATTACAAGCTTATAATCCAGATCAATCTGCATCTTTAACAACGCCAGCCCGGAAAAGCCCGTAAGCTTCTCTATCTTCCACGCCATCTCAACGCTCAGATCCGCGCGTCCGTTTAAGAGTTTGGATAATGCCGGTCTCCCCACATCGAGTCGTGCGGCCAATTCCGTCACGCTCACATCGCCCAACGTGCAGGGGATAACAGTGTCTTTTATATAATGGCCGATCATCTTCTCTCTCCCGTATATGGCTCACCGTTGGCTTGCCACCCCTTGCCCATTTCCCATTTGTTGCAGTCGCAATTTTCATGTCTCGGTACGCCCTCATAAACCGCTTCAAGGCCCTCAATGCGGATACTCGCCGTTGCTGTGTGACCGTTATGGCACCTTACAGGCACCCATACGCGCATCATGCGTCACCTACTGGCATGGGTATGATATGGCTGAAGTCCTCATATTTAATAACGCTAACACCGTTCGACAGGCCGTAGGTTTTCCCCGTCTCCATCTCCATAACACACTGATCTGCCCGTTTTATAGCGGCGTCATAGCTATCATGCTTTATGCTGCCCACATTACATGCCCCATCCCTAGAGAACGCAAGCAATACCCACTTCCCCTTCCACTCAACCCTCTTCTCGTCATCGGCAACTAGGTCATAAAATTTAAGCATTGTCATAGCCCCTCACCTTGCTCCACACTTATCTTGATGCAAGCAACACGGCCTGGTAATGCGTGAAAATTTGCATCTTGCTTTGTTTCATAAATCCCGCGCGCAGTCATATGCGGCGCACAAATATTGATCCATCCTTCAATGCGCTTTGGCCATTCACACATAAGATCAACGTTGGTTACTTCACCTTTGAGGCTATGTCTTCCCTCTATTGTAAAGCTGTTAATCACCTCAGTCACATAACTTATGGCGATAACCGGCTTTTCCTTATTTGGTCCGTCAATGCACAATACGCGCCATTGATGACCGTCTCTCGACTTGTAATATTTACCCGCTTCTAAAGTCATTACCATCCTCCTTAAACATATCTTTGGTTTGTCTGCACCTGTCGCCATCATAGGCATGGAACATTTTGCACTCTTCATTGCCGAGCCCGTTTTCAGAGCGCGGTATCAGAAGATCAAGAATACTTTTGTCATTATTGCATTCGTCATAATTGTGCAAAAGATGCGCCAACCAAACCATACAGCCGCCATCATCGGGTTTAAAGTGAACGCAATGCTGGCAATACTGCTCCTCGTACATCATGCCGGACGTGCCATTAGGGAAGTATCCCATCAATCCACCCGTGCTTTTATCATGGCGTCTGCGATTTGGTATGCGGCCTGCGCTAATTCCTTACAATATTCTGGCCTTTGCTCGTTTTTAAAACCCTCATCAAGCTGCCACTTAATCAAAGCCAAAGCCTGCCCTGCCATGTAGTCGCGTAGGGACATGCCTCTAGTTTCGGGCGCATAAACATATCCGTCCATGTCCGTGGCGTTGGGTATGGGAAACGCCGCCCCTCCGTCATTCTTCATTGTGTGGCCTCGTCTATCGCCTTAAGATCGCTCAAAATCATTGAGACTTCCCCACCGCTTAAGAGCCTATGATTATTGTCCGCGTTTATAATTAAGCGGCGAATGGTTTCAACTCTGTCTTTAACCGATATGTTCATCACTCATTTCCTTTCAGGGCTTCGCGGGAGATTTCTTTCATGGTCAAATCGAATATGTCCCCATATGCAATTTCCCTCAACGCCTCCCGCATTTTCTCCACGCCTTGTGCTTGGGCAATTAACTTGTCTATCCATTCCTTCCAGTGCGGCATGTGCGTATGCAGAATTTTCCCAAACAAAGCTAGTTGGTTCTCGTCCATCTGCGTGGGCACATCAGGCAACATCTCGTTAGGCTTATCGGTCATGATTGCACCTGTATGTCGTGTTCGGGTTTCCTGTAAAATTCTCCAAACCATTCCTTAGCGGCTGTATTATAAGCAATGGCAGCCGCTTCGGGCGTATCAAAATACCCTAAGTTTCTCTTCACACCACCTTTTTGGATTTGGGCAAAATATTTCTTTCTCGCCTTGTGAAAAGTTACCCCCTTGTAAATTGAGTGCTTTTTATCCTTATGTGGGCGCGTGTTCATAACACTTTCAGAAGCGGTGCAAATTCTAAGATTTGACTTCCTGTTATCGAGTGTATTGCCGTTTATATGATCTACAATTTGCCCAGCCTCAGCACCCATCAACTCCCGATGAAATAAAAATGTTTGGTATGTTCTTTTCCCATCCTTTTTAAACGGCACTCGTCTTTGGGCATATCCGTGGTTACTAATGATCCATGTGTATTGCTCCACAAAGTTTGCATCTTCTGGGTCGTGCAAAAACTTCACGGTTGCGCCCTTTACGGCTTTGCTTAAATCTACTGTTTCCATGGTATTTTCTCCAATTCCTTATTTTGTTCTGTTAACAAACGCGCAATTTCCTGCATAGTTTCTCTTTGCTCGGCGCGGAACATCACTTCATTTAACGTCACCGGCCGATAGTCCGTATGCTCCACGCACAGGTTTATATAACGGGCGTCAGGTAATATGTTCTGGTGCATGTGCCCGTGCGCGTTAATCTTGAACCGCCCCTCAAGCTGGCACGTATGCACAGGGATATGCGACACGACCAACCCATGCTTGGGGAATATTTTATAGGCACGAATATCTTCAAAATACGGCGTGTAGTCTTTGAGCTTGAAAATATCGTGATTGCCTTTAATCAAAACCTTTTTACCCTTAAGGCGCGACATGATCGGCAGGCAACGATGATTCATAGCAACATCGCCCATGTGATAAATTCTGTCCTGATCGCGCACGACTTCATTCCAACGCTGCACCATGGTTTCATCCATTTCTTCCACGCTGGAAAATTCCCGCACCAATTTGCCAGCATCGTCTTTAAACGTCAGAATGTTGGCATGTCCAAAATGCGTGTCTGATATAAACCAAGTTTCCGGCACTGTTTACCCTTCCCGACTCATATCGTAATACGTTTTATCTTTTTGTCCACTAATAATTGCGAGCCTACCACCCTTGTTATCGTTCGCATTGTCGCGCTCTATATAACGCGTGCCGGTGATCCTGGTCATGACGCCACCATCGTCAACAGCAGCGCGCATTCCCAGCCGAGTCCGAACGTGAACGCACACGCCATCGCATAACGTTTGTTCCCATACTGCAAAGACACACCCAATGCAGTGAAGAATATTAGTATCAACATCAATATCAGTATCATCTTATTTTCCCTTCTACATTGCGAGCCATAACAGGGTGCCCGTTTACCCTTTGGTTACGAAATACTCCTCGACCTCGGCCACAGTTACAAAGCAGCCCCGTTTAATGGCGTTGTTATGCTCGTACGCGCCAACATTCCACCCGCCCAGGCGCCATGGTTCTGACTCCTTGGTACGCACCAACCATGCCTGCGTCAACGGCGTGTTTGTGTTCCTTGTGGCGATCGTGACTCCATTGACCACAACCCGCCAGCGTCTCATTTTAGCCATCCTTATTTAACTCCTCGTCGTTCCGTTCCGCCTGCATATGCTCATATGCAACCCGCACGATCATATCCGCATCAAGCCCGTTTGACTCTGCGGCGTGTAATAGGTCGGTTATCAGGTCGATATATTGCTCGTCGTCTTTAACGTCAGGTTCGCCCGCATCATCCCGCCCCGTCATATACAAGGCCAATGCGTTCTCGCCGTCCGCCGCACGTCTGCTGTTATAACTGCTCATCCGTTTACCCTTTCCTATTGTTAAGCACCGCCCACAAGCCCGCCCCCGCCAACACGGCAAGGAAGACTAATAATATCGGCACGTTTGCCTCTGATAAAAGCCAGGTCATCACGAACCCGCCTTTGCGATTGCGGCCTTTGCCGCGTCAATTCTTGTCGTGCTTATAAAATCGCCCTCGTCCAAATTTGCAGTCAATGCCGTCAAAGCCTCCAGCAAATCAGGCGCGGCGGCTATCAGGGCGGCGTTGGCTTGCATTTGCGCGGGGTCCGTATGGAACACCTGACAAATTCCAGTTGCGCCGTATTCATGCTCTCGTGAAACTTGCCAATAATGCTCGACCTGTAAAGCAGTCCAGGGCCCTTGCGTGTGCTTGCTCATAATGTATTTTCCTTCTCATAGGGTTAGAAGGGCCGCCACCATTAGCGGCCCGTTTACTCTTAAGCATACCCACGTGGCCCCGCTCTCACAGGGCCACTAGGCTACACTCTCAGAGGCATAAGCACTGCAACCTTGTCGCCGTTAAGATCATTCTTGCGTGTGCGAAAGAGGAGAAGGCGGACTCTTTGGCGTTCACGTTTTCCGAGTCTGCATTCTCTGTGACGATAGGGAAGTATTTTGTTAAGGGTAAATTGTGC